ATGGTTGCATATAATATTGTTAAACAGCAAGGCGTTGATATTTTCAAATATGTGAAAGCTGGACCAATGGAATATGGTGAAACTTCTTTAATAGCTGAGGATATAATAAGATCGACAGACCCAGCACTTCAATGGGTGCTTGAGAATATTCCTGAGCCTGTGAATGGAGGGAGGACAACTATTTCTCAAATGTATACAGGTTTGTATTGGGTACGTGGAGATAATTTTGTTGTTGGAGGTAAAAATTATACTGGCATTAATCTCGCATCTCAATCTTCCACACGACCAAGATTGAACGTAATTCTTCAATCAGGATTTACAGGTTATGACTTATATACATCATCCTATGAATATATTAATTATGTATATGATCCTAGTTCTGGTAGTACTAGAATGTGTCTTTCTACTCATTCTACTAACATTGATAAGGGATGGTCTTTTATTAAGGTGTCTTAAGTAATAAATTATGGTCATTATTTATTCATTTTTTATTTTGTACTTCCCTCGAAGTAAGAAGGAAAAAAGAATGAATAATCTTTGAGCCTATCCCCCGTGAGTTCTATGTTGCATAAACCTGTTGCCAGCATTTTTAGTTTGGCAACAGGTTTTCGCTACGTGCAACTGATATGGAAATGGAGTGACATTTTAAACTTGGAATAACAACTTACTCTGGAAAGTCGAGTATATCAACATCCATCGACTGGTGAATAACGCGTGAAATGAAGATGTCGTCATCCTCGTTCTTTCGTCTTCGTACCTGAGTGATTTTTACTCAGCGGGTTTAGAAAGAGGGATTTCGTCTCCGACCATCAAACAACCCCATTGCTGACAACCCGCTAAAAAACCGGCTTTGCAGGGAGCAGCGCGGGTTCCCTGCTACTCGATAAGTCCCCCCGGTTTATCGGCGGCTCGACAACCGTTATTTATGAAACTATTAATGTGCCGCCTTACATGCCTGACGGCATCAAAAAACCGACAATCTGCCGGTTACCACTGACTTCACACGTTTAGAAATATCACGCCAACGACTCAGAACGCCTTGATAGCTTAACGCTTTCCCGTCCCCCCGCTGCGCAGTGAGTCGCAAAAGCGTTAAGCCATTCATTCAGCGAGTGATCACAGCGCGTTAATTACCCTGGCACGAATGAGAACATAAAGCGTGCGTTTGTCCTGGCTGTCACTGGAAGAAGTAAAAAGACGACCAATCAAGGGAAGGCTGGACAGTATCGGGACAGAGGACTCAACCGCCGTTGACCGATCATCAATGAGACCCCCCAACAACAGGGTTTGACCCGATTTAAGTTGAACGGTCGTATCAATCTGACGCTGATTGGTAATAATGTCACTGGCCGTCGTGAGACTGGAAATACTGTCTGCCCGACTCTGTACGCTCATAATCACCAGACCTGAAGGGGTAACAACGGGTGTAACCGCAAGAGATACCCCAACGTCATGCCGTTCTATCGTCTGAAAAGGGTTATTCACGTTCGCCGCCTCACCGGTCACTTTACCCGTGATGAACGGGACATTCTGACCCACACTGATATAGCCCTTCTTTCCTGACAGCGTGACAATCCGGGGCGTGGAAAGCAACTTAGCATGAGAATCAGACTGAATCGCTTTTAAAGATAAGGCGAGAATGTTGCCGTTAAAAATCCCAAAGGAACCGCCAGTCGAAGAAAGCACGGAAGTTAAACGATCCGTATTCACACCGCCCGCCACTGGGGAACCTTTTGCATCACCGGCAGCAAAGGCAAAATCAAAAGCCTCGCCCTCAGTGGTTTCAAACATTATCGACTCAATCAAAACCTGAGTGGTAGAAATATCAATATCAGGCAAAAAAGATTGTAACTGTTTATGCTGTGATCCGGTTGCCGTGACCGCAATCATATTAGCCCGATCAAAAGGAAAGACCGTGACACCGGAAACCTGTTCCGCTTTCAAAAAGACGTCAATAATGGGTGATAAGTCCTGCGCTCTGACATGATTAATTTTATAGGTTTTGGTGATCAAATTTGACGGTTGAGACGCATTAAAGAAACCGCCAGACGGTACAGGTAAAAAATCTGAATCAAGTAAACCTATTTCAGTATCTGAAAAATGAGCACTCTTTGTTAATTTAGCCACTACCGCGGGGTTTCCCGGCGTTAAATCAAAACCATTCGCTCTCAGTACAGAAATAAAGAACGGGGTTAACTCGTCCTTTTTAACCTCCGCAGAATAAACCGTGATATCCCCTTTGACATCCGGTGAAATGATGACAGAGTTTCCCGTAATTTTTGAATACCAGGAAACAAAATCACGAATTGGCGCGTTATTTAATTCCACAGGAATAGCCCATGCAGAAAGATGAAATAAAAAAAGAAAACTAGCAAGTAACTTTTTCATGTTTTCCACCTTTAATTAAATCTACTGTGCACGAATCAATGTAAACGAGATTAAACCCTGCTTTTATTAAAGAATCGGATGTGATTTTTTCTTTCTTAGCATTAGTAAAATCATAATTAGCCGTAGAACCCAGACGATAAGAAGACGTAATTTTTAAATCCGTCAAATCAACCGCCGGCTTTTCCTGCTTAACAGGTTGATAAGCAACAGAACCCCCCTTTTCTTTTTCAGTTAAAAATGAATACGTAAAAACCATAAAAACGCCAGCCGCAAAACACAGAAGGCGAGAATATTTCTTAAAATAGATTTTTGTCAGCTTCATATAAAATTTTAAATCTCTTTTAGCCGCATAACGACCATGTGAGAGATAAGGCGTTAAATAACTATAAGGTGAATGCGCATAAGCATCAGAAAAAGCCTGTTTGGTGTCGTAAGCGCCATACAATTCACGTCCGGTATAAGTCCATCGTTCTACGGTCATTGAGGTCGTTGAATCACCGTATTTAACAATCCCAATATGTATTTTGGGTAAGGGCATTTTTGAGCCCATTATCAGGCTATAAAGGCTACCAATAAAAGGGAGCGTGATCCTATCGAGACGACGACAATAAACAACATGCTCAGCAAGTGCCACTCTGGCCTGCTTATCCATAATCGATAAATCCTGAATAAGAAAGATAATATCCCACCCTAATTTTCGGGCATGCAAAAACCAGTTAATGACAGCCTGCCTTTCTTTATCCGCCCATGAACGGGAATTAAACCACGTACCACACTCATCAAGCACTAATAAACCATTTTTATTTTCATCATAACTTTCATTCCCAATCCCAATAGCATGTAAATCATCAATATTGGGTTTATCCGGTATTCGAATAACCTGAGGGGATTTTGCAAAAATACCCACACGCGGCAATTTATGGATTTTTAAATCAAGATTAGTCGCCACCTTGCAACCCGAAACAATCTTATCCTGTATTTTGCCTACCGCAACCAGTGTTTTCCCGGCACCCAATTTGCCCGTCACAACATAAACCGCCATTAGAATTTATTCCAGTCCAAATAAGAAATTAAACGATCTTTCACATCAAATATAAATACCGCCGCTTTCAAAGAAAAAATCGCATATAAGCAAGGCGTGGCATTTGAAGGCATGATATATGAAATAGCCTCACTAATTTCAGACGGTAACAACGCCACTAAATCACTTAAATAAGAAATAATAATCGCATTTAAGCCGATAATCAGACCCAGAAATAAAGAGATGGCTAACGCTATTCTCGCCATACCCAGCGTCATAAACTTAGCCAAATAGCCCATCACAACGCCTAGTATCCAACCCAAAAAACGCATTAACACGGGTATACCCAGAAATGCCGGCATGATTAAGCCCCCTTACCTTTCCGTAGTATTCCGGCGAAAGTGTCATAAGCCGTGACAAACGTCCAAAAATATAAAATAAAGGCAAATACCGATTTAAACATCTCTAAATATTTGCAATCTATCGTAAACTGATAAACCTCACCCGAGCCGAAAATAAACGGTTTACAGGGTTGAGCTGCAGGAAGCGCCGGAAAAAAGCCCCCATTCAGGAATGAATCCAATAAAGGCGATTTATCCCCCTCACCTATTTTCTGCATCTCTGACACAGAACCCGCAAAATCACCCGTTACCGCAGAGCCATTACCCATCAACCCCCCAATGCTGTCAGAAAAGGAGGAAAAAGCGTCCTGTATATCTTGCGTTGTACTATCGAGATCGGCCGTCATCTCCCCCTGAATAGCAGATAAATTCACCTCCTCTGTCAACGCCTCCTGGTTAGCCTTTGCCATCTGAGTGTAATCAAAATCGCCAGCACCCTTACCTGTAGCACTATGACCAGTAGGACCTGTCCCGCCCGAACTACCGTGATGGGAACCGTTACTCACAGGACCTGTCCCGCCCGAACTGGCGTTATGAGTACCGTTGCTCACAGAACCTGTCCCGCTCGAACTACCGTTATAAGCACCGTCACCATAATGAGCATTTGCATAGACCATGACACTACGTGAACCACTCTCCTGATAACTATCCTCAATCTTCACGGCACGATCAGCATCACAAACCGTTTGGAAAGTCACCGCGTCGTCAAGACAAACATTAGACGTATCGTAACGAACAGTATGAGTCGTAATGGTGTAATGATAATTAATCAGATTGGGGGAATCAGGATAAGTGTCTTTGGTCTGTACCGTATAAGACGTGGGTTTATATTCATTGGATTTAATTTTTACGGTATGACCAAAAGAATCCGTCCGTTCAAACCAAATGTCAGGCTGATTATAGTCATGCTTAATCACATCAAGAATTGAGGAAACCGCAACAGCATCCGCAGAGTTACCCAGTAAATAACCTGACGTCATTGTACTTTGAGGCTGCGCATACAAAGAAAACTGACTCCCCACCGCATCAGAAATCACCACATTATCAGGTAACGGTAACTGACTTAATTCATCAGGCAGATCCACCTTTTTGCCAACCACACCGACACCAGAATGCCCCCCTGTACTGCCCTTGTTGTCTGCGTCAGTCAGCCCGCCGCCACCTTCACTGTTACCCGATACCGTGTCAGAACTCACCGGAGTCCAATGGCCATACCAGGCATTTTCATCCCCCGTTCCCACAGAGATACCGGACATTTGATAACGGCAACTTTCAAATAAAACATAACGGCTATCCCCTTCCCGATAAACGCCCGACATAGCCCCATCAAAAGCTGGTCTGGCTCGACATTCTTCATCCGTCACGGCGTAAGAGTAAAACGATAAAAGCAAAGGAAATATCAATAAATATTTCATCTTACCTCCGACGATCAAAAAAGGGGGCATCGCCCCCTAAGTTAGCGACTAGTAGTAATCAGGAAGCGCGACTCACAAATTTCTTAAACAATTTAATCCCAATCGTGGCGCCAACAATTAAAACCGCCAGGCCCCAGGCGTAGCCGCTCAAAGAACTCGCCTGAGTCGTCAAAGAATCAAAAGCCTGTTTTGCATAGTCTGTCGGTTCATTCGCCGCAAAAGCCGAAGTCCCCACGACTAGAGTAGAAGAGGCAACAAATTTAGCGATAATAGATTGAGTCAGTTTCATGACGAGACCTCTGAAAATTTTTTAAATACAAGAATAGAATGAGATAAACTCCATCCAATAACATAAGCAGCAAAGAAATAGCTTAAATAACTCATCTTTGACCGCCCCCAATTACACCCAGTCCGAAACAAATAATCAGTCCGGCACTGAATATCATATGAAAAATATCATTTAAAGAATCCATTACCATAAACGATCTGAAATATTCCACCAATTACATTAAACAGGCTATTTAACTGTTCCCCAATTAATCATTAGCACAATCAGAACAAACCCCATTATTTGAATCCATCATCTCTCGACAACACCCCTGACATCTTGTCACATTATAATGAAGCGAAATATAACGCCCTTCTTTATCATCAAAGCAATAAGTCCCCAGACCGATATACCCCGGCGCACCCGCAACATAATCAGGCGGGAAATCCAGATCAGCAATAATATATCGGGCACTTAAATCAACCGCGGAATCCGCCGAGACAGAAAAGCCAGAAAACTCAGCCAGCAACTTAATATAACGTGCCTCCAATAATACCGCATCTGAAACCGGCATAACATCACATGATAACGCCACCGCGCCGAAATGCGGATAGTCAAGATTATAAGCAATATAACCCTGATAAACCGGCAGGTGATGAGGATTATCCTCTTCAATTTTTAATTTACAAAGCACATAAATAGCATCCAAATCTAACGCATCAAAAGAACAGGTAAAACCGGCAAATTCAGCTAACGATCGAATATGATACGCATTCAGTGTAAAACTCATTTCAATAACTCCTTTTAAACCCTATTTAATTGGAATTAATTTGATGCTTTTGATTCTGAGCGAACCAAAATCGCCCACGCTAAACGAGCTTGAATCTAACGTATAAAACCCAGCCGGATACGGTGCTGCCTCTTTTTCCAAATTAATCGTGAACTTTTCAGGATAAATGCCACCGTTATAAATATAAGCTGTCTGTTCTCTAAACGTTAATACTTCACCCGTTTGTTTTGAAACCACTTGCTTGTTATTGACTTTTCCGTCAACTTCATTAATTTCAATTTTAATCATAATAAATTGCCTTTACATTATTTATTAAAAAGGACATTGAGACGTTTGTAACTTTTCATTCAGCAATGTTTGATAGATTGGTGGAATATCAAAACGCAGATTCATATCCTGAATATGTTCTTCACGAACAATCATGGATAACACCGTTTCAATATCGCCATTAAAGAAATGAAATACTTTCGCTATGGTTGATGAAGCCTGATTACGCAGCCACTTTACTTTCGCTTCAATGGCATCAACCGCCTTACGGCCAAATAGTTTAGGGATTGATACCGGTTGACTCACATTGATTTGAGCCGCGTAATCACACAGCCCCACATAAATACCGGAGATATTCAGCAGCACATCAATCGATATCCCTTTTAATTCCACTTCTGAACGATACCAGATGCCCGAAACTTTTTGTTCCAGAGCCTTATTATAAATACGCCAGTAAACCCGGGACTGACGAGAGCCAACGTTAACCACCTCTTTTGTTGGACAACCGTCCGAATCCATGGCCTGTGATATTTCCAGTTTTGGCTTAGGCCCTTTACCGCCATAAAAGGCATCGTCACGATAAGCCGTCAAAGCCGCCTGACAGGTATAAATGCCATCATAATCGTCAGTCGCTAAATCCAGGCGTTTTAACGAAAAAATATCAAGATGTTTAAACCACTGATGAATTTTTTGCGGGGTCGTACCACTGAAAACATGCGCACACCCCTGACCTGAAATCTGGATATAGAACGTGTCTTTATTGCCGCCCCAGTACAAGATCCCCATGTGATCACTGCCGCCCATGTCACTGTATAAGACCGCTGAATCCTGATAAGCAAAGCCGCCCTTACCTCTGGGAACGCCTACGACAAGACCAAAAACAGCAGCAATCCACCTTCTCAAACGCGCGTGATAGCAAGCGTACAAATCAGATTCATACTGACTTTTCTGTTCTTCCGTCAGATTTGATGAACCAAATTCAGGCAACCCCTCATAGCCTTCTGAACAAGCGTAAGTATTGGAATGCTGATAATGCTTATAAGCCGGTAAATACTGAAACTTACGCCACTCAAAGCCTTTTTCCTGAAAAGTATGAACGTCTTTCATGACAGATAACGGCGCTGAAAACGCTAAATAATCAACGATAACTGGGTGTTCTGGTGAATCAGCCATGATAAAACTCGCCATAGCTGATGAACTGCCCTGATTTCGCGGTGGTTGGCGCGAGTAAAAAATCCTCGCTGAAATGACATGAACACTCGTTGACCAGTTCATCGAAGGAACGATAAAAATCCCACTGGGGTCCGCTTGGAAAACGGAAAATATCCTACGCTAAGCCTATTTATTGCACAGTTCCGCATCAATACTAAAACTCATTATGTGCATTTCGGCGTTTCCGGCGTGCAATCCCACTAAATTTCTTGATTACACCCATTCATCAACATTCTCCCAGACGGTGCGAAAAGTCCCTGTTGTAGGAACTCTGAACTCAAACCAGTTTGTTTGAAAAACTGCCTGTTGGTCGATATCAACACTTCCCGAAGGAGATATAACGACTTCACTACCTGGAGCTTTAGTTTGTTGGTTAACAACTATTGAATTTAATGGGGGTAAATCATTCAACAAGCACAAATTTCCAATAATGCCTAATTGACGACCTAATGTCCTTCCTGCTTGCCTTGAGCTATGCCCCATTTGTTCAGCTAACTCGCCATAAGTAATGGTAGATAAACCATTAGATTTATTATGCTCAACGAACGCCACAAGAATCAGCCAGATTTGTTGTGCTTGTACATAAAGGCGATCTCCGCGTTCAAATTTTTTAATCGTTGGCTTACTTTGCATTAAAATCCTCCGTATTGTTCATTTCTGCGCAATCAGTTCAATAAAGAGCGCGTAGTTCACAATGGCATGGATTGCTCAAAAATGCAATGTGTAAACATTGGCATGACATTTATGTATACCACAATGTCATAGCCTAAAATTCTGCCATTTCTCTTTTGGATCATTACCTATCTGTCATGTACATTATGATCATTATTTAAATGTCATAATTGGGTTAAAAATGTACATTCACGGCTATCTACGTGCATCAACAAAAGAACAGGATGCTCTCCGGGCAAAAAATAGAATGAAAGCCTTTGTTGAAGAGAAAGGCTTTCGGTTAGCCAGTTGGTATCACGAAAATGTATCCGGCGCGTCACTGCAACGGCCAGAACTTTTACGATTGCTTGATGATGCTGCACCGGGTGACATTATTCTTATTGAGCAGGTTGACCGCCTTTCACGTCTGGATGAAGCGGGCTGGCAGAAACTTAAACAACTTATTCAGGAAAAACACCTCGTGATTGTCAGTCTTGATCTGCCGACGAGCCATATGGCGCTTGCAGAAAATGCGGGTGATGAGTTCACTCTGGCCATGCTTAAAGCGATTAACGGAATGATGCTTGATATGCTGGCAGCCATTGCACGTAAAGACTATCAGGATCGTCGGCGGCGTCAGGAAGAGGGAATATTGAAAGCCAAAGCCGCTGGTAAATTCCGGGGACGCCAAGCAGATAACCAGCTGCATGAGAAAATCATTGAACTTCGGGTTAAAAACAGGCAGAGCATCCGAGATACCGCGAGATTGTGTGGTGTCTCAGAACGAACGGTTATACGTATAGCTAAACTGAACACATGACTCTGAGGGATAAAATTTGAATAGGTAAGTGAGCTGAATCCGTATGTAAGGAGAATATTTATGCCACGGCGACAAATACTGACCAGCGAGGAAAAAGAATGCTTACGGATCGTACCGGATGATGACATCTTGCTGACCCGGATGTGCTTTTTAAGTGAACAGGATTTGGCACTTATCAACAAACACAGAGGATCAGCGAACCGTCTGGGTTTTGCTGTTTTACTCTGTTATTTGCGCGGGCCGGGTTTTACGCCGGATAAAAACAGCTCTCCTCACGATGGCGTTATTTCCAGATTAACTGACTGGTTAAAAATTCAGCCTGATTTATGGCACGAATATGCGGTGAGAGAGGAAACCCGTTGGGAGCATCTGGCTGAGCTTTATCGTTACTTGAGGTTGTCACCTTTTAGCCGATCTCTGCAAAAGACCTGCATCCGCCATCTTTATCCACATGCCATGCGAACCGATAAAGGCTGGCTGCTTGCTGAAGAGATGCTCTCTTGGTTACACAACAATAACGTTATTTTTCCTTCCATTGATGTTGTGGAACGTACGCTTGCCGAAACCATGACGCTGGCTGATAGAATGGTATTTTCTGCGCTGACTGCACCCTTGGCGCCGCAGCATAAAACAGCGCTGGATAGTCTGCTATCATCCGGCGATGAACCACTGTCCCGCCTCAAATGGTTATTACAACCTCCGGGGAAAATTAATGGTAAAAATGTGTTACAACACATTGATCGTCTTAACGTCATTGCAGGATTGGCCTTGCCCGAGGGAATTGAGATTTCTGTTCATCAGAACCGACTGCTGAAGCTAGCGCGGGAAGGCCGGAAGATGAGCAGCCGGGATTTGATTAAATTTTCTGATACACGACGTTATGCCACATTGGTCTGTATCATCGCAGAAGCCAGAGCGACTCTCACCGATGAAATCATTGAGCTACATGAACGTATTCTGGGCAGTCTGTTCAGCAAGGCAAAACGCAAACAGGCCGAACGACTTCAGCAAACAGGAAAGCTGATTCAGAGTAAGCTAAGGCAGTATATTACGGTAGGTCAGGCACTGCTAATGGCACGGGAATACGGGAAAGATCCCTGGGCTGCGATAGAAGATGTTCTTCCCTGGCCGGAATTTATCACCAGTCTGGAAGAGACACAACTTCTGGCCCGAAAAGGTAATTTCGAGCCGCTTCATCTGATCACTGAAAAGTACAGTACCCTGCGTAAATATGCGCCCCGTATGTTATCGGCTTTAGAATTCAGGGCGGCATCTGCTGCTATGCCACTCAGTGATGCGCTGGATACGGTCAGAGAGATATACCACAAAAAACTCCGAAAGGTGCCGCCATCAGCACCGGTAAAGTTTATCCCTGAGAGCTGGAAAAAACTGGTGATAACCCCCTCCGGTATCGATCGCCGATATTATGAATTCTGCGTACTGAATGAACTTAAAGGCGCACTGCGATCCGGTGATATCTGGGTGAAAGGATCCCACCGCTACCGAAATTTTGATGATTATCTCATTCCGCCTGATGGCTTTGAAAAAGCACTCAAGGATCAACTGTTACAGCTTGCTGTACCGACAGACTACCAGGAATACATTAACACTCGTATGACACTTCTGGCATCCCGGCTGGAAGAAGTAAACGCTATGGCGATTGCCGGTGATTTGCCTGATGTTGATATTTCCGATAAAGGGGTGAAAGTGACGCCGCTGGATAACAGTGTACCTTCGGCTGTTTCCCCGTTTGCAGAGTTGGTTTACAGTATGCTTCCACATCCGAAAATTACTGAGATATTGGATGAAGTGGACAGCTGGACGGGGTTTACCCGCCACTTTACCCACCTCAAGAATAATCATGTCAAACCCAAAGACAAAAAACTGTTGCTGACCACTATCTTGGCTGATGGTATCAATCTGGGACTGACGAAAATGGCAGAATCCTGCCCCGGAACCACAAAAGCGTCACTGGAAGGTGTTCAGGCATGGTACATCAGGGATGAAACCTATGCGGCAGCGCTTGCCGAACTGGTGAATGCCCAGAAAAAGTACCCACTGTCAGCATTCTGGGGAGACGGTACAACATCCTCATCCGATGGCCAAAATTTCAGGGTTGGA